GTCATCACCCATCACCAATACGCGATCATGTTCTAACGAGTGTCCTGTAAGCTTCTCGAACATGTAACTCACGAGAATCAGATTCACAATCGAATCGATAATGCTAGTGAAAGCACTACCACTCGGTACACCCTTGTGTTTCTGGTAAACGTGACCGTCTGGAGCAATAATAAGCGAGTGGATGAAATCGTTTACGTATCTACGCCAAAGTGCAAGTTCACTTTCATCAAGATCGAGATGCGTCCGCGCCACACGGAAAGCGTCATCAATCATGCGGGCTGGTACTGTTGAGTCGAACTTAGAGAAATCTAACGAGTAGACGTATCTAAATCTCGATTCGATTTCGCTGATGATCGCGCCTTGTTCGTGGCCCCGAAGACCCCAGACAAACGGTCGCCTTCGAGAAAGTCCCGCCATGACTTGTTTGCTGTAACGCGTCCCCACAATAGTCGTAGGAAGCGGCGCCATCCAAACCAAGCGAGTCTTTGGACCAGCAGTGCCAGGCTGAACACGACGACCGAAAACATAGGGATCAAACCCTCTGCCTTCGTGAATAATACGTTCAGCAAGCCGTGTCCCGGCATCCATGACCAACTCATTGCGAGAGAACAGAGGAGCCCCAGCGTAAGAAGTGCGTAGGATATGATTCTCCACGACTTCAGCGACTGTGAGAGGGAGTCTCCCTCTCGTTTTAGAACCTGCACTGTCATAGACCGCACGAATGGCGCCCTTGTAGGCCGCGGTTTCGTAGGGTCGTGAACCAGTGACGGCTCCGCCCGGATGACGTAGTCTTCCAATGGCCAGTGGAGTTCCCCAGTCAGATTCCCCAACGTCATCAAGTACATGTCGAACCCCGACATGTTCTCGTCGACTTTGATCCGGCGAGTTCCCTTGCTCGTCGTTACCACCACCTCGTCGTCCGCGAGGTCCTGTGGAGGTAGGAACTTGACTTCGTCCTCTTGATACCAACGATCCTGAGTTTCCGGTTCGTTGTCGTCGACACGAACATTCTCCGTGTCCTGAAACGGCGTAGACTGATGTTGATCCAGAAAATCGGGTTGGATGAACGGGGCAGCCGTAGGTGGCAATCCCTTTCTCCACCCATTCAGGGTCGGTGACACTCCGATTGTCCCTTTCTGGTATTAGCCCAGATGACAGGTCTCCGAGAGCGTTATCCATCGAATAATCGACAGCCACGTGCTCGACAGCCCTGCTGAGCGAAGCGAGTGCATTAGCAACTTTCTTT